AATGCCTGTGGTGCAGACAGCCAAACCCGACACGGACAAACTGCCGACGCCACACACATCTTTGCTCGTGTACTAGGTGCCATTAAGGATGATGCAGAATTTACATTAAACGGTGTGGATTATTCCACTCCTGATGGCACATGTGTGCGTGACTACGTGCATGTGGAAGACATTGCTCGAGCACATGTCATGGCCTTGGATGCTGAGATTCCCGCTGGCGTATATAACTTAGGATCCAACAACGGCGTCAGCAATCGTGAAATCATTGCCGCAGCCGAACGCATAACTGGAAAGAAATTAAAAGTTGTTCTGGGTGATGCCAGACCAGGAGATCCTGCTGTGCTCACAGCAAGTGCTGCCAAATTTGGCATGGTTGCCGGAGATTGGCGGCAGTTTGAATTGGATCACATGATCCAACACGCCTGGAACTGGTATGTTCGAAAAGATACTTGAGTTTGAAACAGCCTTGGCCGAGTTTACTGGTGCGCCACGTGCCATAATGACTGACTGTTGTACGCATGCTATCGAATTGTGCATGCGGTATGATCGTGTGGAGTTCTGTGCATTTACGCCGTATACGTATTTGAGCATACCCATGCTCATGCACAAGATAGGCATCAAGTATCACTATGAGGTTGGCAATCCTGCTCAGTGGGTAGGTGAGTATCAATTTAGAAAAACTAGAATTTGGGATAGTGCTAGACGATTGGAACAAGACATGTACCGACGTGGGCAGATACAATGTTTGAGTTTTGGACACGACAAACCATTGAGCATAGGTCGTGGTGGTGCTATACTGTTAGACGATGAAGAAGCATATCAGGCCATTCTACGCATGCGGTATGATGGACGAGATTTGACTGTTAAGCCTTGGCCTGCACAAAAAGAGTTTCGGGTGGGATATCATTACAAGCCCACTGTAGAAGAAGCCGTCATTGGCCTAGAAAAATTGCCACATGTGGATCAGACACTTAAATATCATGAGTATCCGGATCTTCGTGATATTACAATAATTAAAGAATAATTGATGAAAATTTTTATTACAGGCGCTAGTGGGTTTATTGGATCGCACTTTGTGGAAATTTTAGAAAGGAAGCACGATGTCTTTGCAATGACCGCTGATTTACTAGACTTTAACAAAGTACGCAACGAGCTTTTTACATTTAATCCAGAGATTATTGTACACTTTGGCGCTCGAACCGAAGTAGAACGCAGTTTTTATGAGCAAGTAACATTTAGTGAAATTAACTATGTTGGCACGGTCAATTTAATTGAGAGCGCGGCTAAACTTAAAAATCTTAAAAACTTTGTGTTTGCCAGCACTATGGAAGTATACGGCTGGCAACCTGTTAGTGACATAATTAAAACACAAGGTTATTTAAAAGGCACGATTCCGGCATTTGACGAGAATACTAAACCTAATCCCAATGCGCCTTATGCTGTAGCGAAACTAGCATGTGAGAAATATTTAGAATACGCACATCGCAGTTTAGGCTTGCCATTCTGTGCTATCCGTCAGACTAATACCTACGGACGTAAAGAAAACGAATTCTTTGTAGTTGAGCAGATTATTTCCCAGATGCTGCGTAACCCGAGTGCAGCCAGACTGGGATACGGTACACCATATCGAAATTTCTTATACATTGATGATCTATTAGATTTATGGTCTACCATTATTGAAAATCCAGAAAAAACTAATAGTGGACATATCTTTACAATTGGTCCAAACAACCCAATACAAATTAATGAATTAGCAGTAAAGATTGCCGATAAGTTGAAATGGAGAGGTAACATTTTTTGGAATACTAAATCAGAGCGTCCGGGTGAAATTTATTTATTAAACAGTGACCATACACTAGTAACAGAACTCACTGGGTGGACTCCAACAATTGATTTAGATACCGGATTAGATCTCACTATTGCCCACTGGAAAAAAAAGTTGGCAAAATAAAAATGCGTATTTTTAAAATACCATACAAAGGAACCTAAATGTCAATTAATCTACGCCCAACAGAAATCGCCTGGGACAACAAAATCTTAAACTACGATTTAGTAAAATATAATTGGCCTGCTTGGGCGTTAGGGGTCGTCCAAGAAGTTGCCCCACAAGTTAAAGAATTAGAAACATTACATGAAGTATTATTACCTACAGAAATTGTAAAGGTCTCTGCACATGTGCAAAATGCTTGCAGTCGTAAAGATTTCATGGAAAAAATTGATGCATTTATGGCTGAGTACGTGCCTGATCGAATACAACACAAACGATATTTGATTCAGCGACAAGGAACTTTGAGAGTCGTTATCCCTAATCAAGCTAAAGAAGGACGTAGACTTTGGTTTCATCAAGGAATTTTTGTAGGAAATGGTAGAGGGTGTAGAACTATTTGGACTCCATTTACCCAGGCTCGTGACACTAATACTATGCTTATTATGGAGTTGGCAAAATCTAGAGAAATAACAAAAAAAGTATTAGAGGAAAAGTGGAGTTTGGATAAATTCGAAGAGCAGTGCATTGCTAATAGTCGCCCAGTGAACTTACAGCCTGGGCAGAGTCATTTGTTTTTTCAGGAACACATTCATGGCAACGTCAATAATGACGAGGGATATACTCGTGTCAGCATGGATATGCGTATTCTCATCGAAGGTGAAGAATTTCTAAGACGTTATCCTGGCGGCTTTATGAGATTTCCAGGTGACCATAGCGGATCTAAACTGTCTAACAATACCGGACGAAAATTCTTTACTTACGCTGGATGGAATAGCATATTTAGTAAAGGTCAGACATTGCCAATGCAACGGTTGATCATCGAACAGTATTGTGTTAAACACCAGATTAACTACAACGACTACTTATCTGATAACGAATATATGGATTGGCAACCAGCACTTGAACACTATATTCGACAACGGCCAGACGGTATTGTGTTGTGCAGTATGTACTCGCTCACCGATGATGTTACTCGACGCAACGAGCTCTTAGAATTGGCTCTAGACTACGGTGTAGAACTTCACTTTGCTAACGAGTTAACAGCTCTCAAGACACTACAAGATTTAGATCGTATCAAATCGTATTTAGATTTTGCTGTGCAAAAATCTCATGCAAACGTTTGGGAAGAATAATTATCAAATAACCTTGACATCGACCTAAATAACCTATATAATATTAACAATATGGCAATCCTCTGCCTTAACATCGGAGACATAAATGAGTAATAAAGTCAGTGATATTATCCTTGAACGCATCAGCAATGACGGTGCGAGATATTGGGCAGGTGATAATATATCAAAATATATCAAAGACGAAGAACGAGCACAGTTAGTAGATGAACTGACTGAGAAATTTGAAGGTGTGCTTGACAGTCTGATCATCGATCGACACAAAGATCCAAATTCACGCGGTACAGCACGTCGACTTGCAAAAATGTATCTGTATGAAATAATGGCAGGAAGATATGAATCAGCACCAGATTGTACAGCGTTTCCAAATGATTCGGCAGACCGTTACGAAGGCATGCTTGTGGTTCGCAGTGAACTTCGCAGTATGTGTAGTCATCATCACCAACCCGTTGCTGGGGTTGCTTATATTGGCATCATTGCGGCAGAAAAACTGATTGGTCTTTCAAAATACACACGCATTGCACAATGGTGCGCTCGTCGTGGTACTTTGCAGGAAGAACTGTGCATAGACATTGCCAATGAAATCATGGCAGCAACCGCATCACAAGACGTTGGAGTGTACATTCAGGCAGTGCATGGTTGCTGTGAGAATCGTGGCATCATGGCACACTCAAGTCTAACACAGACTACTGTGCTACGAGGCGCTTTCAAAACAGATGACAGTGTGAAGAAAGAGTTCATGGACAATATCAAATTACAACAGGAGTTTGCACCAAGATGACCATAATCACAAACATCACAGGCGAAATCAAACTGCCTTGGGAACCAGGGCTGTTGGAGTGGTTGCAGGAAAACTATCCTGCTAGCCAATATAGAGTAGTAGAATTAACTTAAGGAGAGCATCATGGCAAAGAAACTAAACAAACTGGACAAAGTAAATGAATCAATCACTGTGAACCGTTATGACAACGGCTTCATGGTTGAAGTGGGTGGACGAGACAAAGAAAACGACTGGAAAACTGCCAAGGTTCTTTGTGCTACAGAAGCAGAAATGCTGGATGTGGTCAAAGAATGGAACTCAATGGAACTTGATACTTAAGGAGACGTTATGTTTGGCACAAACTACAATGACAACGATGTTACTAACTATCGTTCAGCAGAAGAAATTAATTCAGCCATGGGTCGTGTGTATGGGCACATGAGCTTGGCTGTGCTGGTCAGTATGTTGATTAGTTACTGGATTGGTACCACACCAGAACTATTGCAATTCTTTTTCACCGGCGTGTTGAAGTGGATTGTGATCTTTGCACCCTTGGCAGCCATATTTGGTGTGAGTTATGTGTTAGCCAATCATCCTACAAAATCCACAGCACAGTTGTGTCTACATGGATTTGCTGCCTTGATGGGGCTGAGTTTTAGCATGATCTTTGCTGTGTTTACCATGGGATCAATTGTGAGTGCGTTCATGGGTGCAGCCATCTTGTTTGGCGTGATGAGTGGCTATGGCTACTTTACCAAACGCAGTCTTGACAGTGTGGGCCGGTTTATGTTTGTGGGCTTAATTGCCATCATCATTGCCAGCATTGTGAACATCTTTATTGGTTCAACTGTGATGCAGATGGTTATCAGTGCATTGGCTATTGTCATCTTCCTGGGACTCACTGCCTACGACACACAAAAGATTCGCGAAGAACTCAGTGTAGAAACCAGTGATAGTGCAGAAGTACGTGGTGCGCTGACATTGTACATGGACTTCATCAACTTGTTCTTGAATCTGTTGCAGTTGTTTGGCGGCAGAAAGGAATAATCATGGCAACATGGGAACTATCAACCGAATACAAAAAGAACGCTGTCGAAGTACAATTGTGGTACAAAGATGGTGTCACTATCAAGAAGATCGAAGGCTATCGCTGGGGCAAATTCTCGTGCGAAAGCGATGAGCGTCCTGATATCGATCTACGTAACCCTGACGGTTATGAATTGGCAGACTATGACTGGGAACTGGACAGTTTGGATGATGGCTGCTGGAGTGAATGGGAATATCCTGATTCAGTAACAGAAGAAGAACGTGCCAAGATAGAAGAGGCCTGGGACAACGAATGGTATGAAGGCATGGAAGCATTGGGATGGAGCAACGATGATACTGAGTATCATTTCAACGGTCCGCTAAAATTGGTCAACTGTGACACTGGTGAAGAGTTCTCGGTGTTGGATGAAAATTTCAACATCATTCCTGAACCAGAATGGAATCCAGCGGCAGAATTTGACAAGATTGAACCTCCATTGACTGAATGGTTTCCTGCTGATGTTGCACCCGTGCGCGAAGGTGCGTATCAAATCAACGATGATAAAAATCCAGGTTGGCCATTTCCTACCTATGCAACATGGGACGGCGAAAAGTGGAGTGAGGACAGTATTGCACAGTGGCGCGGCCTTGCTGAGGATCCCAGCAAATGATCAAGTACGAAACATTGGATCAAGCACAGTCCGCAGGAGTGGCACCTTGGGACTTAGAGGTTGAACGACTGTCAGATTTTCATGTAGCAGTATTTCGAGATCGATTCCCTGTGGCTCGTGGACACTTGTTGTTTGTGCCACAATACAACACAGATGCAGTGATAAATGACTGCTTTGAAACTGCCATGCGTGAAGGTCGTAGAATGGTTGATGATGGAGAATGTGATGCATTCAACATAGGCATCAACATGGGTGCAGCCGCTGGACAAACTGTAATGTATCCACATGTGCATTTGATTCCTCGCCGTTATGGAGACAGTAGTGATCCTGTCGGCGGAGTGCGTGGGGTTATTCCTGGGCAATCTAACTATAAAACAATTGGTTATCAACAGCCAACATAAATATTTCTTTAAGCGGTCTTTGAGCATCACCCCGCTATACAAATTCTGCTGCCTATGCTATAATTAACATAGGAGAAAAGCATGTCACAAGATCAAAACCAAGTAGGGCATCGTTGGATGTCAGCAAGGCAATACAAATACACCAGTACCAAAGAATACCACGATGCATTTCCATGCGCATATCGTCAATGGCGGGCAGACAGCCACTGCAATTTGATACATGGTTATTCATTCTCAATGAAGTTCTACTTTGGCACAGACGATTTAGATGTTCGTAACTGGGCGGCTGACTATGGTGGACTAAAAGAGTTGAAGAAGATTCTTGAGGATCAATTTGACCATACTCTTCTGGTTAGTTCTGATGACCCGGAACTTGAAACATACAAACTACTACAAGAAAAGAAAATGGCTAAACTCACTATCTTGCCTAAATTAGGTTGCGAGGGATTGAGCGATATGCTTTACAAATATGTAAATGCTGTCTATATTCCAGATATGTGGGGGCCAGGTGAAGCACAGAGACTTTGGTGCTACAGAGTTGAAGTACGTGAAACACAATCAAACATGGCTTTCCGTGAAGGCCATAGAGAATGGAATGAGGATTTGTTTGCATGACACCTGAGTACGATATTGCCATGTTGTTGGCCACACGAGGCCGCACTACCAGCCTGGGCCGCAGTGTTCGCAGTTTGATTGAATTGGCTGACCATCCCGAACAACTACAGTTGATGTTTGCATTTGACAACGACGATGTTGCAGGCACTGAGTATTTCAAGACAGAACTACAACCTTGGTTGGATGAGCAAGAACTCAGTTACACTGCCATGCAGTTTGAACGTCAAGGATATCATCGCTTGCACATCTACAACAACAAGTTGGCTGAGCATACCAATGCTCGTTGGTTAATGATCTGGAACGATGATGCTGTGATGGAAACCCAAGGCTGGGACACAGAAATCATGAATCGCGAAGGCGAATTCAAACTGCTGGCATTCCACACTCACTTGGATCATCCCTACAGCATCTTCCCTATCCTGCCACGCAAGTGGTATGAGTTGTTGGGCTATATCTCGCCGCACAGTGTACAAGATGGCTGGCTCAGTCAACAGGCCTACATGTTGGACATCTGGGAACGCATACCTGTTTGGGTGTTGCATGACCGTGCTGACATCACAGGCAACAACAATGATGCCACATTTAAAGAACGTGCATCGTTGGAAGGTCGCCCATTTGACGAAGCAGATTTTCACAGTCGAACACAGATTGAACTGCGTCACCGAGATTGTACCAAGTTAGCCATGCACATGCGTGAGCAAGATATTAGCATTGAGTTTTTTGAAAATATATTCAAAGGCACACAAGATCCTTGGGAAAAACTGGCCCGGAACGATGTCAACAAACAGATGGTACAGTTTGATAATCCACACCGGCACTTTGTTAAATGACTTAAATATAGGATGACATATAAACTAGCCTTTGTCCAGCCCAATTTTCAACAAGGGCCAAAAGAATTCAATGCCTATTATTTGCCGTATTCGGCTGGGGTAGTATGGAGTTACAGCCTAGCAGATCCTCGTATTCGCGAGAATTTTGAAGTGACAGATTGGATCTGGCGCAGAGATGCTGTGGAGCCTTTGGCACAACGCCTGGCCAAAAATGAAATTGTAACATTCAGCACGTATGTGTGGAATCATCGTTACAACTACGCATTGGCTCAACGTATCAAAGAAATAAACCCGTCAGTGCTGACCATATTTGGTGGCCCAGAAGTGGCCATAACTGATCCCGATTTGTTCCGCAAAGAACCGTTTATAGATCTTGTGATTTGTTATGAAGGTGAAATAACTTTCAAACGTGTACTAGAACATTTTGAAACTCAAGACTGGGAAACAGTACCCGGTTTGTTGATCAATAGAAATGGTGAAGCAGTAAAAACACAAGATGCTGAACGCATTGAAAGTTTGGAGCAAGTAGCCAGTCCTTATCTGTCAGGTATCTTTGATCAAATGATTGCAGAGCATCCAGAAATTACCTGGCAAGGCACACTGGAAACCAATCGTGGATGTCCGTTTGCTTGTACATTTTGTGACTGGGGGAGTCTCACATACAACAAAGTCAAGAAGTTTGAACTGCAACGTGTGTTTGACGAACTGGAATGGATGGCCCGACGCAACTTTGACTGGATCTCAATTACTGATGCCAATTTTGGCATGTTCCCCGAACGTGATGGAATGATTGCAGACAAGATCATTGAGATGCAAGAAAAATATGGTTCACCAAGAACATTCAGTGTGGCCTGGGCCAAGAATCAAAAGAAAGAAGTCATAGACATTGTGAAGAAACTGCTGGATGCACGTGGCTTTAACCAAGGTCTCACTCTGAGTGTGCAAAGTCTGGACTTGGATGTGTTGGAAAATATTCGCCGCAAGAACATGGAAATGAACAAACTCAACGAAGTGTTTGAACTGTGTGATCAACGCAACATTCCTGCATACACCGAACTGATCCTGGGCTTGCCCGGCGAAACCTTGGAAACATGGAAGAAGAACTTCTATGCCTTATACGATTTAAATCAACACACTGGCATCACTGTGTTCCAAGCACAGTTGTTGGAAAACGCTGAAATGAATTTGTTGCAGAAAAAACTGTTCAAGATCACCAGCCAGCCTGTTACAGATTACTTTGCTGGCAGTTACAGTGTGGAGCACATTGAAGAAAGCATTGACGTTATCACAGGCACCAAAGACATGCCTACCCCCACCATGTTGGATGCGCAGATTTTCAGTTGGTTCCAAACCACATTTCACATCAATGGCTTTGCTACATTAGTTGCACGTTTTATCAACAAGTACATGGGCATCAGTTATAATGATTACTATGAGGATTTGTTTGCATACGCAATGACCAACGAGTGGTTGATAAAAGAAGAAGCCGAAACTAGACAATACTTTGCCAACTGGATGAACACTGGCCGGATCAACCATCCCAAGATTGGTGTAGAAATACACGGCTGGAACATCATTCACAGAACGTCAATGAACATGCATCAAGAAGACCGTGTGGATGAACTGTATGACGTGTTGGAAAAGTTTTTACAACGTTACAACTTGCCTGAAGACTTGTTGGCCAGTTTGATGA